TTCTACAGAAGAATATATTGGTTATCTTCGTGGCAACTCTTTAAAGTACCGTTGGCGGTATCCCTATAAAAACGGAGTAGAGGATTTAAAGAAAGCTGAGTGGTACGAGAAAAAGTTATTGGAGATTTATAGTGAAAAAGAAACTGGAACATAAAGAGGAGCGTCGGGAACGATACAATCGTAAGCAGTTTAAGGGTAAACCTTTAAAAGCTCAGAAAAATTTTAAGCGTTTAAAGACTCAACAAATTCAAGAATTAGAGGCTAAAGAAGATATGAAGGACGCAGACTAATGGATCAATATCAGAATTATATCCACAAAAGCAGATACGCACGCTACTTAGATAATGAGAAGCGTAGAGAAACTTGGAAAGAAACTGTAGAAAGATATATTAATTTCTTTAAAGAAAGGAATCCTGATCAGTTTGAAATTGGTTGGGATGATCTCTATGCTTCTATACTTAGTCACGATATTATGCCTTCTATGCGCTGCATGATGACGGCAGGGGCTGCTCTTGATCGAGACAACGTAGCAGGATATAACTGTTCTTATCTTCCTATTGATAATCCTCGCTCTTTTGATGAGCTAATGTACATACTCCTGAATGGTACAGGGGTTGGCTTCAGTGTAGAAAGAGATTACGTTACTCAGCTACCAACAGTTGCTGATAGTTTCCATGAAACAGAATCAACCATCGTTGTATCCGACAGCAAAATAGGCTGGGCCTCTGCATTCAGAGAACTTATTAGCCTTCTGTACGCTGGCAAAGTGCCTAAGTGTGATCTAACTAGGATACGTCCAGCAGGATCTAGGCTAAAGACCTTTGGTGGTCGTGCTTCAGGTCCAGAGCCTTTGGCAGACTTGTTTAATTTTACAGTAGATCTATTCAAAGTCGCTGCTGGTAGGAAGCTTACGTCTCTTGAATGCCATGATCTTGTATGTAAGATAGCTGACGTTGTTGTGGTAGGAGGAGTACGTAGGTCTGCCTTAATTAGCTTGAGCAACGTTACAGACAATCGTATGTCTAATGCTAAGAATGGTGAGTGGTACTTGACCAACGGTCAGCGAGCCTTAGCTAATAACAGTGCTGTCTATTCTGAGAAGCCAGACTTTGATACTTACGTTAATGAGATGAAGCGTCTATATGAGAGTAAATCAGGAGAGCGTGGTATCTTTAGCCGTGTAGCAGCCAAGAATGTAGCTGCTAGAAATGGTCGCCGGGATGTAGATCACAAGTTTGGTACTAATCCCTGCTCTGAAATTATCCTCAGGCCGTATCAGTTCTGTAATCTTTCAGAAGTTGTAGTAAGATCTACAGACACGAAGCGGACTCTCAGGAGTAAAGTACAGCATGCGACAGTTCTGGGAACTCTACAAGCTACCCTGACAGATTTTAGATACCTTCGTAACATCTGGAAGCGTAACACTGAAGAAGAAGCTTTGCTTGGAGTCTCCTTAACAGGTATCATGGATTGTCCTATTACCAATGGTAGTGAAGGTGAGGAAGCAACCGCTAGATTCTTGTCAGAGTTGCGGGAGATTGCTGTAGAGACTAATAAAGTTATGGCTGAAGAGCTAGGTATTAATCAATCTACTGCTGTAACTTGCGTTAAACCATCTGGTACAGTATCTCAGCTAACTGATAGTGCTTCTGGTATTCATCCAAGGTTTAGTGACTACTATATTAGGACTGTACGTGCAGATAAGAAAGATCCTCTGGCTACAGCTATGATCTCTTTTGGGTTTCCTTACGAAGAGGATGTAATGAATAACTCTAACTGGGTATTCTCCTTCCCTCAGAAGTCTCCAGAAGGTTCTTTAACGGTAGATAGCCTTAGTTCTATAGAACAGCTTAAACTCTGGAAGATCTATCAGGACAACTGGTGTGAGCATAAACCTTCAATGACATGCTACTATAATGATGATTCATTCTTCGCAGTGTGTCAGTGGATCTGGGAAAACTTTGATAATGTCAGTGGCATTAGCTTTCTTCCAGAGTCAGAGCATGTATATAAGCAGGCCCCCTACCAGAAGATAAGCTTTGAAGATTATAAAACTCTTAATGAAAAGATGCCACTAGCTATGGACTGGGATCTTGAAGAAGATGAGGATAATACGGAGGGTATGCAGACGCTTGCATGTGTTTCTGGAGTATGTGAACTATGATTAAGAAAATTGTAGACTATGTTGAAAACATCTTCATGGATATTTACATGGGATATATTACAGATCACGAACAAGTGGCTTTGCTTGGACTATTTCTTTTCGTACTTTGCGTAATGGTATTTATTCTTGGTTAAAGTTAAACTCATTGATAGCATGGGCAGTGATAAAACTGTTGTTAATGCTGCTCGTGTTTCTTTCAATAAAGAAATTTCAGAAATGCGTAAATCTGATGCGGGTCTGATAGCTTACCTAGCTGAACATGGTCACTGGACTCCCTTTGGTCATGTTCAACTTCAATTCAGAATAGCTGCTCCAGTGTTTATTGCTAGACAGTTAGGAAAACATCAGGTAGGCTTAGTCTGGAATGAAGTTAGTAGAAGGTATGTAGATTCTGATGTCTCTTTCTATACCCCGCCAGTATGGAGAAAGAAAGCAGACAATAAGAAACAAGGATCTTCTGATGACATAATTGTGCAGGATGATATTCTTTTTTCCAGCTACGGAAAACTTTTAAAAGCTTCAGAACTCCTGTATGATACACTACTTGCGAAGAACGCTGCGCCTGAACAAGCTAGAATGGTTCTGCCTCAGAGTATGATGACAGAATGGATTTGGACAGGATCTCTAGCAGCTTTTGCTAGGATAGTAAAACTAAGAAATCATGCTGATGCACAGAAAGAGTGTCAGGAAATTGCTCAACTTATCAGTAATGAGATAACTGAGACAGAAGATTTTAAAATATCTTGGAAGATTTTAACTGAGGAGAATAACTGATGGACTACTTAGTAGCTCTTAAAATGACTTACGAAGCAGAGATAGCTACAGCTACTGCTAACTTGGAAAACTACCTGTACAACGCTGTAGGTGTTGCAGAACATCCAGATATTATAAAATCTATAGATGCTATGATTGAAAAGATAACTTCTGCTAAAGAAAAGATTCTAGTGGTAGAAGAAAAACTTAATGAACGAGGCTAATATTATATCTTTTAAAATCTTTATAGATCCTTCTGGAAACTTAATGAGTGAATACTCAAAGCTTCCTCAAGAAGAAGTAGACGGTGTTTTCTTTAAAGAAGATGTTGTCACGATAAAAAAGATTTTAAGAGAGCTTGAGCCTAAGCTTGAGAACTTGCACAAGTTTATAGAAGATGAGTTGAACGCTCTTAGCTGACAGCTTGAATATTTAATTTCTGCTTCATTACTATCTTGTTGCTAGTCTCCAGAATAGCTTCGCTGTGTTTTTGTATCAAAGACAAAATAGTTTTCTTTATGCTTTCATCTTCGTATTGTAAAGATTCTGAAAGAGTTGTCCCTAAGTGAGCCATAGCGTCAGAATTTATTCTCAGCACTGTAGATTCTGGAGTTTCTATAAACTGTATCGTATCGTCCATTATATTCCCTCATGCTTTTAAATCGACAGTTGATCTGTCAGATGTGTAGTCTTGAAGTTTAACTGATCCGTCTTGAAATTCATAGAAGATAGTTCTAAAAACTCTAGAAAGTCTATGCTCCTCTCCTAATCTTTTATTCTCAGTTACATATTCTATCTGACTACTCTTAGACCAAGTAGAAGATGGTATACTAGAAACAGGATCTATCACCACTTAGCCTTATCAGCCCAGTAGGCTGCGCTCATCTTGCCTTTAGAAATGTTCTTAGCATGCCTAGCCTTAAAGCTTTTACGCTTCTTCTTCATCCTGTCAGACTCTCCTGCCTTAGGCTTACCTGCGGTCTTAGCACCCTGCTCCCCAAATCTTATAAGCTTCAGCTTCTCTCCTTCTTTAGCCAGCACAACATGTGACTTCTTAGGATGGTCAGGAGTTCTCTTAGGTTTGTTTACTCCCTTAAGTCTGTGCTTCTTTAACAGTCTCTCTTTACGCCCTTTGTCAGCCATTAACTTCTCCTATGCTTGCTGGTTTTTTTAGCAATTTTTTTAGGTTGCTTAGAATGCTGCTTACCTTTCTTAGTATCTTCTCTTTTCTTTCTGGTTGTAGCAGCATATTCTTTATCACTTAACGCTTCTCTTGCTTTCTTGGGCAAGTATCTTTCCCCGGTAGCTTTACTTCCTTGAGTAGAAGGCTTCCCAGATTTAGTCCCCCATTGTTGCTTAGTCCATTTCCTAAGAGATTTCTGAGGCTTCTTCATTTGTATCCTCCACCTTTAGCTTTATATTCTTTAGCAAGCATCTGAGCTTTACGAGCAGACCACTGCCCCGCCCTACCGCCTTTAGAACCTGCTTTAATTTTATTAAAAAGTCTTTTACGCATAGCAGGCTTAGTATAATTACCAGCTTCGTTTACTTTAGATTTTCTCTTGGGCATCTATTTTCTTCTCCATATGCGTATACCATAGATTGCAGCAAACACTGCAAGGATGAGCCATTGATACCAGTCAGGAGTCATACTCAAAGCTCTGAAGCCATTTTCTACATAGCTGACAGTACCGGGTATGAAACTTAAGATGAGAGGTATACTAAGAATTAATAAAACAAATTCATCCTTCCACCCTGAGTTCTTGATCTGCTCAAGTTCCCAAGAGTTATCCATCTGCTGGCCTTTCATAGCCATCTCTAATTTAGTCTTGTGTCTAGCAGCTTCTATCTCAAGAGTCTTAACCTTCTCTTCGTGTTTACGTTCTCCACGAGCAGAGACAGCATCTACTACTTTACCACCTAGACCACCTAGTAGTTCTTTTAGCATTCTTCTTCAATCTCTTTTTCAATAATTTTTATAATTTCTTCAATGACAGCTATGTTAGTGTCTACTTGATTTCTTTGCACAATATTATTTCTAAGTTCTGCGTTATAGAACTGTAGTTCAGCCTCTTTACTTCTGGCTTTCCTATACATATTTAAACTAATAATCATTGCGACCTCAGAAATAAAAATAAACCTACCATGCAAACTCCGAAAGCTATTAAAACTGCACCAAAATAAGTTAAAAGTTCTTCAAGCATTTTATTTCTTTTTGCTCTAGCTATCTTTAGATCATTTATAGCTTTTCTATGGTTCTCTTTAGATTCCTCTACTCTTGTCATTATTTCAGTATACTGCGATCCTTGACCACTCATTAATAAACTATCTTTCAAAGCTCTATTAAATCTTTCAGCCTGACGCTTTGCAATCTGTAGCTGTATAGATTGTTTTACATCTAGTATGCCTCCTTTGGCCGTCTCTACTTCCTGTATCTTCTGTTCTACATCTGAGTATTTACCTACTAGATTAGCCATATCAGAGGCATGACCGCCAGTTTCTTTTATAGTGGACAGGGCATCATTCAGAGATTTGAGAGTTGATATAACTGCTCCAATCGCTGCGACCTCTCCGATTCCAAACATTAGTAGCTCCAGACTCTAGGTCTAGGTTTCCCTACTGCGTCCTCTAAAGTGTCAAGATGAATGAATCTGGAGGTTCCTGTCTGATTTACCCCAATACCAGTGAAGTCCATCGCCAGAGACTCCTTCAGAAGCTCGTAGGCGTTAGGTCCACTACAGGTAATATCTAGGGCTTGGCCTGACGCATGTGCCCCCGGAGAGCTTTTACGGGCTTCTATGGGGTGGTCTGGGCAGCGGTAAGCAGAGCCTATGATAAACGGGAAGCCTACCTTTTCTCGTAGAGCTTCAACACGCTGCATAAAGACTTGGTTCATTCCGTCTTTGCCACAGTGTTGACAATGAAGCTCGTCTACTGTAAAGTATTTATACATTAAATATCCTCCGAAGATTTTCTAAGACTTCTTAAAACCTTGCCTTCTCTTTGTTCTCCACCAAATGCATCCGCAACAGCAGCAGCTTCTCCGTATTGTTTAATATCTTGTTGACGTTTTAAATCTTCTCGTGTCTTATATAAAGAACCCCCAGCTAAAGCTCTTATTGATGCTTGACGTTTCGCACTCACAGCATCTAGCAAAGATACTGCTGTACTTTTTATGCCTCCTCTGGCTGATGGAGCTTTCATAGCTAAACCCGCAGCAGGAATTATAGAAGCAGCATCTAAAACTGCTTCTAAATCTTTAGCATCTCCGGGGTTTTCTTCTAAATGCTTTAAAAATTTTTGACCTGTTTCAGTCTCTGCTAAAGTTGTAGCAACTGATAAAACAGCAGCATCGTAAGTGTCTTGAATATCTTGAGGGACATATCTTCTACCGGCTGTTCCTATAGTTTCTCCTGCTATATCACTAATCACTGCTCCAGCAATATGACCGGCAGTTCTAACAGCAACTTGCATAATTGGTCTGTCTGGATCGAGGTCTTCAACAATACCCGGTAATTTTTCTGATCTTTCTTTTAAAGCTTCTGCTACAGGTTCCGGAGCTTCTGCTACAGGTTCTGGAGCTTCTGCTACAGGTTCTGGAGCTTCAACTACAGGTTCTGGAGCTTCTGCTACAGGTTCTGGAGCTTCTGCTACAGGTTCTGGAGCAGGTTCCTGAAGAAGAGATTGACGAGGTTCTGGAAGTACTAGCTCTTCTCCAGCCTTAATAAAGTCAACATCTTCTATCTTGTTCAAAGCAGCAATTTCTTGCATACTTATTCCGAGATTTTTAGAAATCTCTGATAAAGTGTCTCCTTGCTGTATTGTATATCTACTTGTCATTGCCAAATCCTAATCTTCTTAGAGGATCTTCAGCATCTACAAAAGCTTCTCCAGCTTGTTGATCATAAGGAACCCCAGTAACTTTATCTACGCGCTCATCAGGTTCTTCTGACGCTCTTGGAACATCTTCCACTAAGCCACCTCCTGCTTTTCTTTGTCTATCGTCAGCATATAATGGTGTATCAAGTTGTTCAATATAAGTTTTGTAAAGTTTGTCTAAATTAAATCCTTTAACTCTTTCTGCAATATTTTGCATTCTGCTTGTGCTATAGAACGACGGATAAAACCTACCTGTGAATATTCCACTAGCTTCTTTCTGAGAAAAACCAAGTCTTTTCATTATTTCATATGGTTTATATCCTTCAGCACCAATACCAGATAATGATTGATAAGCTAACACGTTTCTATATAAATCTTGTGAAGCTCTTTTCTGAGCTTTTAAAGAATTTTCAAAATCTGTTTGTAACTCATCACCTTCAAGCTGATGATTTATTGCTTTGTATTTAGAAGAATTTAATTCTCTTTTTTGAACTGCTACTTTAGTTTCCATAGCATCATCTATATTAAATTTTCTAAATCTAATACCTGTGAAATTTGCTAAAGCTTCGGTTTCTAATGTAGGAAACTCTCCTGTCCATTTATTAACAACACTTCTATCTTTCATTGCAACCTGATTCAATTTATATAGATCTTGTGCCGCACCGGGAGTAATAGATTTTAATAAATAAGTCGTAGATCCTAGAAGTTGATCCAAACTACTAGCATCAGAATCAAATATTTGTTTTCCTCTTAAAGTTCTACCTTCATTAACTTCAGCAACTGCTACATCCATTGCTGCTTGAGTTAAAATAGTAGGACTTACATAAGGTTCTATGAGTTTTAAAGTAGTGTTTTTTATTGATTCTTTTAAACTTCTGCCAAGATTTTCTCCATACAACTCACCTCTAACTATAGGTGTGTAGAGTTCGTGAGCAGCAGACCTAAATAAATTATAAGAATCTAAAAAGGCAGGATCTAGTAAAAACATTTCGTCGTCTTCTTTAAAAATAATTTTATTATGTTCTTTTGAATAGGGAGTTTCTGCTAAAGTATTTATAGCTTCATATTCTTCGTCAGTTAAGCCAGAAGCAATTGCTGAAGCTTTACCTGCATTTGCCCACAATGCTTGGTTAGCCATGTATCCAGATATACGATTAACTCCTCTATCTATTAAGACGGGATTTCCTGAAATAATTTCATTGCTAGACTGTTTCATAATATGATATGATGTTCTGATAATTTCAGAAGGGAAAGAAAAGAAACTACCAAAAGGAGAGCCACGAAGAGATTTTATTCCTTTAGGAACTAAATCATAATTAGGAAACGTATTCTTAATTATTTCTGCAGCCTGTTCTTCTAGATCATCTATAGACGTTCTAGGTTTAGCTTTTTTAAGAATTTCTAATTCACTGTGAAATGCGTTGATTTTAAAAGTATCATCAACCGCCATATAAATATCATCAGGGGCGTTTTTTAGTCTTTTAGGAATTTTTTGTGTGGCCCATTCTGTAAGTCTACTAACTCCTGAATCTTCGGTTAGGTCTAGAAGTGCCCTATAATCTCCAGCCCGTACACTAGTATTTATTACTCCTAGTTTTTGAAGCCTTCTGTAGTTTTCTTCAAGACCTTCATCTCCTTTTCTTCCGAGTTGATTGGAAAGAATGTCTAAAGTTTCAGAAGTGTTTTTAAAAGGATTGAGTCCGTTAGCTAATCCAAACTGAGCAGCCCCTATAGTATTTCTAAGTTGAGCTTGTACGTCGTGAACAGTTTGAGTCTTCTGAGAAAAACCTTTTAACGATAATAAATTTTTTACAAATCCGCCAGCTTCTCTATCAAATATTTGTTCTTCAGTTCCTTTTAAAACTCTAGCCATTTCAGGAGTTGTATACATTCCGTCTAGCTTAGTGTTAG